CCGAGGTCAAGATTAAAGGTATAAGTCCCGCTTGTTGCCATTAGACAATCCTGCCTTTAGTGAGTCCCTGAACAGCCTTACCATCGCCAACTCTGCCGCCAGAAAACATTTTTTTGTTTATCCCCGCTTCGCTCAAGGCAATAGCCATTGCTTGATTACGATTAGTAACCTTTTTGCCTGAACTAGACTTGAGTTTGCCGTCCTTAAACTCGTTCATGACATAGTTAACTTTTGCTTTACCTTTCATAAGCTATACATTCCTAGCTGGTCTAATCCCTTGAATAGCTGCACCACTTCCACGAACACGCCCACCCGTATTCATCTTTCTCAAAGTCTTGGCTAAGTTCGCTTGTTTGCGCGTGGTAGCGTTTTTAGAATCAGCAAGTTTGTTCAGCTCTTTCCCGCTGATCTTCTCGCCCTTCTTTACCCCAGCCTTTCTTCGCAAACTACCGGGGTTCTTAATAGCTTTTTGTATCCAGTTTTTATCGCTTGCCATTTCGACTCCTATTGGTTCTTCGGGAAGTAACCACTAAATTAGATCGACTATTGTTGCGAGGATTGCCGTCACGATGATGTACATCTCTGCGGTCTCCCCTGCTTACCCGCCCCTCGCCTATTAAAGAGTTTCGGGCAGCGTTTCGTGCTGCTCTGTTCTTCTTTTGCTTGGGCTTGGAATGGTAGTTAGCGTATTCGCTTCTATAGTTTCTAGTCATCAAATTGCGCCTTATAAGCTTGTCTTACCAACTTGTCTTTTTTCTCCCGCCGATCTAGCTCTACGCCAAACTCACGAGCGAATTCCTCAAGCTGCAACTTGGTGAGCCTGTTTAAGTCAGCACGAGTAGTCTCTTCGACTATATCCGGCTCCTCAATTATTTCTTTTTTTTTAGGCGCAGCCTTCTTGGGGGCTGCCTTTTCAGCAGCGCCGTTAAGCTTTTTAAGCCTAGAAGAGGCTTCTGACTTGCTCATCAAATCAAAAACCTCGATATCGTATTCACCATCGGCATTCTTGCTTCCAATCTGATAAACCGGATCGCCGTTACTAAAGTTTCCGTTTTGGAAGATTTCTAGTTTAGCCATAATTTTTAACGCCTTTAAGGATAATCATATAAGTATCGCCAGCGGCAGCCCCATTCGTAGTAAACAGGATATCGCCTGATACGCCTGTCCCTGCATTGTTGGGTATTCCGGTAAAGTCTGAGAAGTCCAAGGTGTCCGAATAGTTCTCAGGAAGCGTAGTAAGAAGAACATTTGCTGTCGCATCCAAAAATATACTTACTGACATATTGTAAGTAGAAAACTGAATGCCTGTAACTGTTACGCTTGTACACGCAGCACCTGTTCTGGGCTGAGTGCTTAGGTCTGAAACATCGACCTTGACCACCTCGCTCTCGCCAGTAGAGTCACTTACATTAGTGAACTTCATGACAAGATTGCGAGGGCCATCCTCTATAGTCTGTGTTGTTACTGCGTCTGCCATATTAGTCTCCTGAAAAGCGGGGCAAGCCCCGCTAAATGTTAACCACTAAAAGGAGTCGCCAAAGTTCCGCTTCCAAGGTTTACACCCTGAACCTGATACTTGTTGGCATAAATAGCAGTTATAGTAAATTCAGTTCCAGCTACACCGCCAGTAGTAGTGCCATCAAAAACCAAAGCATTATTGCTAGAACCGTTTGGTTCAAACACATGAACAAGCCCAAGCCCAGCTTTACCCTGAACAAGAGAGCCGCTAAACAGGTTTGTCGCTGTAGTCATTTGAATTGTAGTGCTGTCACCAGAAGACGTAAGAAAGATAAACTTATAACTAATTCCTACATTGCTTAACGTGTTAGGGCCGCCACCTTTTCGGAATGGGCCAGCAGAGGGGTCAAGTGCATCTGAATTTATTGTTGGCAAAGTAATAGTTAAAGTAGAGTTGTTGATAAGAATAATCTTACCCGCATGATCTGTAGGGTTAATTGTAGTGTCTGCTGTTAGCGCAACTACGGACTCTGGCCCTTGATTATAAGAGCCGCCCATTGACCTGATCGGGCCTTGGAATGTTGATAAAGTCATTAGATTTACCTCTTTACGAAAGGATTAGTCTTAGCGTCTTCGTAAACGTCCACTAGGTTGGTCGCTAAAACTGTATGTGCCTAGAATAAAAATAAGGGGCGACAAAAGCCGCCCCTTATCGATTAGGAAGTACCGGGAGAACCGTATATTCCTAGTGGATCAGAAACACCGAAGCTGTAACGCTCTCGCGCCTTGTAGCGCACGTTACCAGTATCGAAGTCACCGTCCATTGAAGTCTCAAGCGGAGTACGCTCGAAATGTTTCATTCCATTAGGAACATCAGTAATGATGTACCAAGCATTGTTGTCAGTCAGGTAGTGATTGACAGCATAGCCTTCAGGAATGGAGCCATTATTTTTAATGGCATTAATGTCGTTATCAGCAGTGCTGACACGCAGTTCCGAATCTAAGATTCGGGTTGCAACAAACATCAGGTTAGGTGGAACAATCAAGCGTCTTGGTCGAGCTGCGATCAAAAGTCCACGCTCGTCAGTGTAAGCAGCAATACTAATGACTGCGTCTTCTAACGAAGTTTCGTTTAAATCAGCCGCTGTAGCAGGACGATTTGAATTGAAAGCACCATTAACAAGTGGATGTCCACCACCGCCAGTTACGCCATCACCTACCGCAGTAAACAAGTTAACACCATCGCCAGATTGATAAGCGTTAGTGAAACCATTGTTTAACGGGACAGCACCTTTAACTTGCTTGGTGTACGCCATCGCTCTTGCCAAAGCTTTAGTGTATCGCTGAGACAAAGATGCATAGAGGTTATCCTCCATTGCTTCTTCAGTAATAGCGAAACCCTGAGCAATAGTCTCGTGGGTATAGCGAGCGGTAAAAGCTTCTTGCGCTGAATCATAATTGATTGCAGAGCCTTCAGGCTTCACTGGTGCAGCACCAAAACCACTTAACTTTACTTCTTCTTCAAACGAGCGATCAGATGTTTCAGTTTCGTAAATCATCTTATCTTCGTCTTCATACTTTGCATACTCTAAGCCAAACAGGGCATTAAGACCCGGAAGTAGCTCTTTGAGCATTTGCGCTCGTGATATAGCCATTCTCTAAGCCTCCTTATACGCCAGTGGCGTTACGGTACTGATGCATTCCCCAGTTGTAAGTGAGAAGTACGTCAGTGTATGCGTCACCCACTTCACTATCCGGCCCTTCCATAAACTCTAGAATCCGCAAGGGTAGAGTGTTGGTAGTTGCAGCGGTACTGGCGTTAACCGAGTTTTTGCTGCGCCCGATATTAGTGGAACCTGAAGTTTGAACAACAGCAATGTTGTTGCCCAAGGTGGTTTGCGCCAATGAACCATTAGCCTGCATTCTAAATACAGCATCAGGGTCATCAAGCACATAGGCCATAGCGTCAGACGCTACAGTGCCTGTGGGCCACATTTGATTAAATGTGGGTTGGCTGGTGTTAGGGTCTGTATAAAAGCAGCCCATAAAAATCCCAACCGGGGTCATGGTAGCCGTACCAGTATCTTTTTCAACAGTACCGGAGTTGACTATCTTGAGAAAGTCACCATAAAAGACGTTAGCGGCATAACCACTTTCAATCTTTAGGTGACGAACTTTACCTGAGAACGAACCACAAGCGGTTAAACCGCCAACTGGTTCTGCCCCCATCGGAGTAGCTGAAGCAGCCATACGAAAGTCCTCGTTTACGAAGACAATCTACCAATAGATTATCTTCTGCCAAAAGTTGTCCTCGAAGAATTCTCTTTATAAAGAGGCATTCGAGGGTCTTCTTCACGCAAAAAACTATTATCGACAGCTTTCATTTGGTTAACAGCCATTTCATTATAATACTCGTTGCGCTTGTCTAATTGTTCCTTTGGAATTCGGCACAATAACAAACCACCATACTCAATATTATCAGGATAACGACCACCAACCTCGGGAACAAAATCGATTTCAGGATACTCGGTAGCCTTTACAGGAACCCATCCCTCTCTCATTTTCTGCGATACGTTAGTGTTGTCTGCCTGACCCAACATCGAGATACGAATATACCTGTGGGCAAATCCATCTCTTGGGTTAGGCTGAGGAAGTGCGGAAGCAGGCTTCCATGAATCACTTGGCCTCGTTTTGTTTTCCCTAGAATCAAGGTCTTGGGATGCGCGTGTTATTTCTTCTGACATTAGCCAACCTCCTGTCTTAGCATTTGCTCGGCATATTGCTCATTGGTAATCCCTAGCCGCTTTGCGAGAGCTTCTTGGGTTTTCGTAAGCGAGACTTTGCGTGTCTTTGCGCCGTTGTTCCTATTGGTACTAGGCGCTACCACGGTGGTATTGCTGCGTTGACGGGACGGAGTGCTTCGTTCCTCTCGTCCATCCTGAAAACCGGAGTAATCAGGAAACCGTTCACGCATTCTGCGATCTACTTCAGAGTAGTATCTCTGGGGATCGGAGTGGGCTGTAACACCTTCATGAAACAAATTGTCATGAATGGCTAATCCTACAGCCGTCATTTCCTTGTGTAGTGGCTCGACAGGTTGTCCCGGCTTACCTTGCGGTTGAAACCAAGGATTCTTTTCGTTCCACTGACGTTGTTCGGAGCTAAGCTCAACCTTTGGTTGAGGTTGGGAAGGCGGCTGCTGAGCGCGTTGCTGAGCGGCGGCTTGCTGTTGCTTTGCTGCTGCCTGCTGTTGCGTCAAGGTTCTTTTAAGCTGCTGTTCCCGTGTTTCCATCTCCCTGATTCTCGCCTGAGCAGCACTAAGCTGCGCTTGGCTTTCAACCAAAGCGTCTGCATCGCCTTCCTCATGAGCTTTCTTTAGCTCTTTTTTGGCAGTTTGCAGCTCTACCTCGGCTTTTCCTTTTGTCTGCTGAATAATCGCAGACTGGCCTTTTGCTAACAGCGACTCATACTCTTTGAGTTTTTGCTGCTGTGCTTTAGCCAACTTAACCGCTTCATCACGCATTCGTTGAGCTTCCCCAACCTTGCGCTTATCG